ATCGTGTTTTTTACACGAAGCATAGCAAAGAAGAGGATCGGCAATACTATTCTGAGAAGGGTGGCAATGACTATCCTCAATCACAGGAAAGTGATGTTCCTCAATCACAGGAAAGTGATGCACCTCCACAACGCCATGATGATAGGCAAATACCCTTTTAGTTGAACTGCAGGGAGGTTCTCCACCTCCCACCTCAAGGATGAATATTTTAAGCTCATGGATGAGCCACAAAAGAACTTTGTTCTACTTTTCCGCAAGCTTAAGAAGCACCCGATTTATAAAAAGCCTCTCACTTGTCATTACCTCATCCACTGTCTCATCTCCGCATGGTGGAATCCTGCAGAGAATCAAAGGTGGGATGAGGGTGACGAGGTTATTGAGATCAAAAGAGGTCAGTTTTATTCGACACTCAAGCGGTGTGCAGGGCAGACAGGAATGTCAGTTCAGAACATTAGGACCGCACAAAAGAATTTAGTAACTCACGGTTTTCTAACAGTCAGGGTAACAAGGCATGGAAGACTCGTGACAGTCTGCAAATACTCACTCTATCAGGCTAAGAAGAAGGAGGGGGTAACAAGGGGGGTAACAAACGCCCAACAAACGCTTAACAAACACACTAACAAGTCTAATAACAAATCTTATAACAAGTCTTTTAACAGAGGGCCAAAAAAGGAAAGTAATATTCCTGCTAGAGAACAGTTCGAAACTCATCCTTCAGGGACTAGAGATGTAAGAGCTTATTTGATGCTTGTAAAAGGGCATTTAAACATTAAGAACAACGATTCTACACATGACGATGAAATCAAAAGACTCCACAGTGAAGGTATTAGGTACAAAGAAACAGACAAGCACTTTAAAGGAAAATGAAAAGGATGTGACAAAACAGGTTCTAGATTGGGTTTCATATCACCCTGAAATAACACTGCTCCGATTTAACACCACAGGAATCCCTGATAAAAGCGTTAAGGGTGGTCTTAGAAAGAATCCTATAGCAGGTGCCCCTGATTTCATAGGTGTTTACATGATGGCAAAGATACCTATCAGTTTTTACTTCGAAATCAAATCACCTACAGGGAAGCAACGTGATGCACAGAAAAAGTTCGAACAGGCAGTTAAAGTCCAAGGGCACCACTACTTCATTATCAGATCTGCACAAGACGCTGAAGAGGCTATCAGAAAAATTCACAAACAGCACCGTGGTAGAATCGGTTGGGCATTCCTTGGACTTAAAGATCCCTACAGTACCACATGGTTGTCTAGAGAAACACGAGGTAAGAAAACCCCTGTACCGAAAGTTTTACCAACAGACCCTAAGAACGAAGCATCTTCACTTGAAGACCGAATCAGTTAGTGAAGCAGTTTATGTTTATAACTTATTCAAACCACATCTACCTAGTGATATTGGTATCACAATACTACGAGAGACTGAAGTCAACTGCTATCACATTAAGATCATAACTAAAGAATTATTAGCAGAGGAAGAAAGACTATTTAATGTTAGAAAGAAAACTCTTATGAGAACTATGAGGGAGAAAGGGATGTCACCTGAAGAACTTAAAGAGCTAAAGAATGCAGACCGAAGAAGGTACTTTGCAGAAACCAAAAAGGAACCTAAAAAGAAAGAGATCACAAAGGAAGCAAAGAGCTTTAGAGTTAAAAGAGAGTCCTAAGTTTTGGGATGAGGTTTGGGAGATGATGGAGAATGGTGCAAATCCTTTGGATATTGCTACCGCTTATGACATCCCCAAGATGTCACTTTACAATTGGATTAGAAGAGACACTGAGAAAGCATTAAGAGCAGAGTCCTATCAACTTAATCGTGCCGATGTTCAAGCAGATGAGATTGGTAGTTTAGCAGAGTTAGAGAAGCTTCAAAAAGTGTTTGATAAACAAATTGAAGAAGGAAACCCTAATCCTGCACTAGGGAGATATATCATGGAACGAAGAGCATGGTATGCGAAGGTTTCGAATCCTGATAAGTATGGGGATAAGAAACAAGTGCAGGTGACACAATCTACTAGAGTTGAACATGTTAATCAGTTGCGTGAAATGAGTAAGAAGAAACTGAAAGATATTACACCTCCTAAAAAGGAAATAGAACATGAGGAAGTACGGAAGACTGACACAAGTTGAGTTTGTAGGTTACAAAGAAACAGGTGAAAAGCCGAAGCGATATGTCACTGATGCAGGTGAAGTACGATACTATAAAACACGAAGGGCATATGCTCTATTTAAGTGTGATTGTGGCAAAGTAGTTGAGCTAGTTATCGCTTATGTGATGAGTGGGAATAATCATAGTTGTGGATGTTTGAAGAGAGATGCAGGGATAGCACAAATGAAGTACCTGCACGAAAGTGGCAAAGCGTATAAGTATGTGAAAGCTTCTGAAGGTGAGTGGAAGGGTAAGAATAATCTAGCAGGCAAACGACATTGTTATAAAATCGGCAACACACCCCACCATAAAGGAAAGTTCAGGCTACACGAAAAGCCTAATGATAAAAACTCACGTTTTATCTACATCAATGAAAAACAGCTAACCGATATTAATTGTGGCATTGTACCACCCGAAATTCGAAGCAAGATGTCTATACACCCTGACGGAAGTATTACTTTACATTGAGCATCATCCTAGTGGGTTTGAATCACAGTCTGTAATTAAGAAAGAAGAGGATGTTAATATACTTCTAGAACATCCACTGCAGATCGAAAGTGCATTTCCTAAAAGGTGGATTTGGGGGGATGCAGATGTACATGAAATGCTTGCGATCTTTCACCGATATAAACAGGAGTTGAAACACTAATGAAATACTTACTGACAATACTGCTCACACTTATAGTTCTACAGTCCTATGCTCTAGACTTTAGTACTCAATTTATAAGAGGGACTTGGACTGCATGTTATAATTCGAGTATGAGAAATGGTCCGCATATTCCTCCACCTGTTCATTCAATATTCTGTGACTGCATGATAGACAAAGGGAGGGTGTATTTCCGCTCAGAAGAAAACATTAGGAACTACGCTGATAATGCTACAGAAGTGTGGACTAATATTGCTAATGACTGCAACTACGAATTAAGTCAAAAGAATAAACCTGTACATGCCTAAATGCGATCATAAACTTGTGTTTGAGGGGGTACATGAATCTACGTGGTTTGTGCATCGATGTGAACTTTGCGACAAGCTTGTTTTAAGCAACAGAATCGAAGGTGAAGTGTTCGACAAGATAAGGGAGAGATATGATCCTTGGGAGGATAAAAAACCTACCCATGCCTAAAGGGAACAAACCCAACTTTAAAGCATTAGTTGTCCCTGAGAGTGTGCTGAAGATGTACATTAAGAAGAGAGATGTTGATAACCTTTATTCATGCCCTTGTTGTGGACCTGAACAACGATCCCAAATGATCAACAATGATTACTATATCGACTTATTAGAGGAGTTAAGAGGAGGTCAATGAGAGAGTGTCGGAATGGCGGATAGTGGCGGACAATGAAAAATGAAGACATTAAGACCCTAGAGGAATGTGGCTTAAGAACTATCCTGATAGACGAGGATACTGACTTTGAAAGCGACTTCTTTAAGGCGTTAGGTGAGCAGTTGACGAGAAATGATGAGGAGGGGTGTGTCTCTCCCATGCATCCCTTGAAATGTCACACGCATACTGCTTTCCACTAAACTAGGCAAAGTAACGCCTTAATACTAACCGATAGGGGGCATAGTGAGCAATATCAACAGGTTAAAGGGATTGACAAGGGTTGACAAGGGTGGTGACAAGAGTGAGTGACTTAAACGGTATAAAATGCCTAGCAATGACAAAACACGGTACAGGTTCACGGTATAAATCTGATCATGCCTCGCAAACCGTTGCAAATACTACCGATGTGAATGACTCTATGACAGTCATATTCAAAATAAGACCCCCCCCACCTACCTCTATCTAAATTAAAAAAACGTACATAGGGGACACACACTAATCTTTTTTTTGGAGGTCACTATGCAAACCTTCCTTTTGTTTTTGGTTTTTGTTTTTTTAGGTTCGTTATTTAGCGGTATTTGTGTAATCGGTTTTCATCTTTGGAGGTTAGAGAGAGGTGATTATTATGCAATAGTCCTAATGCGTAAAAATGTGTGGAGAAAGTTAAAAGAAACAGACAGAGAGTTAGAGAATGGCAAAGCTAGATTATTTGACGACATTAGAAGCATTAAAGTACATTGAAGAAGTAAGCGGTGAGGTTGTGTCACTTGATGCCTTTCGAAAACAAGTTGAGCGAGGTAGAATAGCATCAAAGCAATACATGAAAGGAGGGAATCATTTGTTCACAAGGAAGGAATTAAACAAGTGGACAAAGGCTAAATTTGGGAAGTATAAGTTTTAATGCAAACAAAAGCTCTTAAACTAACAGAGAATGAACATAAGGAAAGGGAGGTACTAGAGGGTATAAAACTCTCAAAAGAAGCAGAGAGGGCACTTTTAAAGCTTTTAAAGCATGTTTTGAAGCATAGGGACTTTCCTTCAGACATGTCTATAGGAGAAAAAGGGTTGATATTCGACTTTAAAACACTTCTAGGCTATCGGAAGCAAACTAGGAGTTTTTTAAACGATGAATTTACTAGGTCACGAACAAAACTAGTACCTGAAGGAGAAGCATTAGCATACATAGAACTTAGACAAAGCGGAGACAACGATCAACCCGATTGGGAGGACAGATTTAATATTTACTTTCATAGGGCAATGAAGCAGTTGGTTTTTGAGAAACTTGGATACAAGGAAGAATCCTATGGGTAATGAGACTAAGACTGATAAAATTATAGAAGAAAGAGCAAGGGCACAACTAGAAAAGCTTTGGAGTGTGAACATCTATCCTAATGCTCCCTACTATCCTTTTGATTGGCAGATATTCGACAGAACAGACAATCACTGTTTAGGACTAGGTGAGTTTAAGGATTGCAAAACACCACTAGAGCATAACCTAAAAGAATATGGTGGGTATCGTGCAGGAGTTAAAAAACTATGCAAAGGAATCAGTGGTTGGCTACACTTAACGAGTTTACCCCTATTCTACGTCTTCAAATTCTATGGCAGTGAAGATATCTATTATCACCGCTTCGAAAAGGATCGTGACTATGACTTTCCTGCATCACGTTTTTGGGGAAGAAGAAAAGGTGTACCACAAGATGAAGAACCTTGCATCATAATCACTCAAGACGAGTTTAAAAAAGCAGAAGCAGATGATTTAGATCCACTAGGAGGAGTAGCCTATTAAAAACGCTCAAATAGAACTCGATCTAGATGAACTTTACACACTAGATACAGTTCTAGACTGTGTTTTAGAGTTGAAAAGCAAATCTGTGATCATCGATTGGCATTTTCACGGTATAGACTTAATCGACATGATCAATCTCCACAAGAAAGTGATAGATAAGATCGAAGTAAAGTGCAGAGGTCTGCATATGAAGATAAATGAGAGAGAAGGAATGTCTAGGGTGAGTAAGAACACCTAAAAATTAAAGCTTTTCCTCATGTTAACATGTGAGGATGAGTGAAATACGTGAATTTATTGAACTTTACGAGAATGATCCTGTAGGGTTCGTAGAAAACTGTTTAGACATACCTCTAGACCCTTGGCAAAAGGAATTTCTAGAGTGTATACCCCACAACCGCAAAGTCTCAATTGCAAGCGGACACGGTACAGGAAAGAGTACAGTAGTCTGTTTTCTGCTTTTGTGGCATATCCTATTTAAGTTCCCTCAAAAAAGCATAGTATCTGCCCCTTCTAGTTCACAACTTTATTCTGCCCTGTGGGCGGACTTAAAGAAGTGGATTGAAGCACTCCCCGATGTTCTGCGAGACACAATTGAATATACTGCAGATGTAGTACGATTGCAGGAAGCACCTAATGAGTCCTTTATTCGTGCATCAGTAGCACGTTTAGATCAACCCGATGCTTTGCAAGGAGTACATAGTGAAAATGTGCTTCTATGTGTCGATGAGAGTGCAGGTGTACCACTTTCAGTCTTTGAGGCATCGTATGGCAGTATGAGTTCAGACAATGCAAAGATGATCTTAACAGGAAATCCTACTAGGAATAGCGGATACTTTTATGACACATTTCATAGAGCAAGAGATGAATGGAAGAACTTCTATGTGAGTTGTTTGGATTCTCCTAGAGTTTCTAAATCTTACATCAACGAAATGAAGGCAATTTATGGTGAAGACAGTGCAGTTTATTCGGTCAGAGTATTAGGACAGTTTGCAGATGTTCAAGATGATGGTTTCATCCCTCTTTCTATTGTTCAAAGTGCATTGCATAGGGATGTTGAAGCATCACCTACTGCACCAATAGTTTGGGGTTTGGACGTAGCAAGGCAGGGTGCAGATGCATCGGCATTATGCAAAAGAAAAGGAAACACAATAACTGAACCTATCAAAACATGGAGAAAGTTAGACCTAATGAGTTTAGCAGGTGTTGTGATGCATGAATTCGAAAGTGTACCTATAGAAGAAAAATGTACAGAACTTCTAGTTGATTCAATCGGGATCGGAGCAGGATTATGTGATAGGTTGCGTGAAATTGGTGTAATCAACACACGAGGGATTAATGTGTCAGAAGCATCATCATTAGGACGTGAATGTGCAAATTTGAGAGCAGAATTGTGGTATAAAGCACGAGAATGGTTTGAACGTAAAGACTGTAAAATACCTGAAGATAGACAACTAATTAGGGAACTTACAATGCCTAAATACAAGTTTGACTCAAAAGGAAGATACTTAATCGAATCAAAGGAAGAAATGCGTAAAAGAGGTGAAAAGTCCCCTGACGTTGCAGATGCATTTTGTCTCACAATGGCATCAACACCTGCAATCTTAAGCGGAGGAAACAGCACTAGTTGGAATGTACCACTCACACGAGGGTTAAAATTGTGAGAGATCCCTATGTTACTATCGTAGGGTCTTATTAATTCACCAAAAAACTACATGGCACAATACGAAGAAGAAGAAGAGTTGAGCATCGGTCCACAAATGGAGGACGAAGAATTTTTGTCTCAATGCAGAGCAGAAATCGATGATGCAGTAGACTTCCTAGAGAATCATTTAGGACCAAGCAGGACTAATGCAACAGAAGCATACTTTCAACGTCATTATGGTGATGAAGAAATTGGTAGATCACAGTTCATTGATTCTTCGATCAGGGATACAGTACATGCAATTTTACCTTCACTGCTAAAGATCTTTTTCTCCTCAGAGAAGGTTTTAGAGTTTGTC